GCTGTAGAGGTACAACTTGCCGTTGGTCTCATCCACCAGCACCACGTGGGTCGCGTCCAGCGCGGTCAGGGCCAAGCCGTCGCCGCTGGTGATAGCCGTGACGGCCGTACCGCTGCCGATCAACGTGAAAACCCCGGTGCCATAGTCAACGCTGTAGAGTTTCAACTTGTCGTTGGTCTCATCCACCAGCACCACGTGGGTCGCGTCCAGCGCGGTCAGGGCCACGGTGGTGTTGATAGCCGTGACTGTCGTGCCGCTGCCGATGGGCGCAAAGTGGCCGGTGTAAGGAGTCAAAGGGGCGAAACGCGCGTCCAGCGCCGCCAGCAACTGATCCTGCTGCCCCTTCACCAGCGCGATCCCCGCCCCTTCGATGACCGCCGCGATCTCCTCCTGCACCGCGTTCGCCCAGTCGTCCGTGACCGTCGTGGGCGCCTGCCCCTGCTGCGGGTCGCCTTCGGTGAACTGGTTGGCCAGATGGCCCGGGCCGTCGATCCTATGCATCTCGCCTCTTCATTGACCCCCTTTCCCTGCGTGCGGGGAAAGGGGGTTGGGGGATAGGGGTGCGCCTTACGCGCTCCAGTCGAAGGTGACCGCCGTGTGCGACGGCTTGAGGGTGGCGAACAGCGCCTCCAGCTCCGCTTGCAGCTCGGCGGGCGTCGCGGCCGGGCCGGTGACCAGCCAGGTGAAGCGCCAGGTGCCGTTGTAGAGGGCCTCGCCCACCATGCTGCGCCCGACCTCGAAGGGCCGGTAGGTGCTGATGGTGATCGCCACGCCGGCGGCTGCCGCCAGGGCGATGAAGAACGCCGCGGCCGCGCCGCCCTGGGCGTTCATGGCCGCGACGAGGGCCGCCTGCCGGTCGGCGTCCGTGCCCTCGCCGGCGAGGCCGTAGTCGGTCTCCCACTCGGGCAGCGTCTCCACGGCCGTGCGCGGGTCGGCCTCGTCCAGGAGCTCTCCGGCGCGCGCATCCGCCCGCGCGAACTCCTCGGCCCAGCCGTCCAGCAGGCGCGTGAGCACGGCGTCCGGCTCCCGCGGCCAGGCGGCGCCGGTCGGCAGCAGCGCCTGCAAGGCGCGCCGGTACTCCGCTTGCGTCGCGCTCATCTAGCCCCCTCCATGCCCAGCGGGGAGGGGGTTTGGGGGAGGGGTCTCATTGCCACGTCACCACCCCCAGGGTGGGCAGCTCGTTCGGATCATGCACCACGTCCGCGGCCGGCGCGACGATGGTGTAGTTCGTCCAGCCCTCCACGGCCGCAATGGCGCGGTGGAGCTGGGCCAGGTAGAGCGTCTCGCCTGGGGCGACCTCGTCCAGCAGCAGGTCCGCCAGCTCCGCCTCCACGGCGTCGCGCAGCGCCTGCGTATCCGGGGTGATCTCCAGCGTCAGGGCCAGCGCCGCGGCAACGGGGGCCATCACGTACACCGTGGCGGTCACCGGCGCGCGGCCGTCCTCGATGTATGCCTGCACGTCGTCCACCAGCGCCTGGTCGGGGATGGGCCCGCCCGGTGCGTTGTCCGCGGCAAGGAACAGGCCCACCGTGCCCCCGCCCAGCCAGAGGGGCTGCACCCAGGCCCGCGTCACGCCCGCGACCTCCAGCGCCCAGCGCTCGTAGTCCGCGTCCGCGCCGCCGGCGGGCGGGTTCTGGAGGCGCTGGAAGAGCCGGGCCCGCAGCTCGTCGTCGGTCTCGCTGTCGAAGCCGCCCGTCAGCCCGCCTACGTCCACCGTGGCTCCGCTGTCCACGCCGGCGATAGGCGAGACCAGGCTCAGCGTGGAGCCCGCGGCCGTGTTGCCGGCCAGCCCGGGCTCCTCCGCCTCCACCGGCACCGTGGCCTCGCCCGGCGTGGGATCGCCGATCTCCGCCGCGGCCGTGCTGGCGAAGCGCGCGCCGTCCGAGCGCTGCCACTCGGTGCCCAGCGGGATCGCGGTCGTGTCCGTGCCCGTGGCCACGATGTCGCCGGCCGCCGGCACGGCCACCTTGCGCACGATCCCGTAGGGCGCGCAGAGCCGCTCCAGGTAGGCGCCCTCGGCCGTGGCCGCATGGAGCTGGCGCGCCAGGAAGTCCAGGTAGCCGTACACGCTATGCTGCCCGCCGGCGTTGACGCGCGCCAGCACGTGCACGTTGCTGCGGCGCAGGCGCGCGTCCGTGCCGGGCAGGTGGGCCTCCAGGTCCGCCTGGGTGCGCTCGATCAGCGCCTGCAGCGTCGGTCTCGCGAAGGGCATCTTAGACGGCCTCCCAGACCCGCTCGAAGCGGTAGCGCGCCGGGGGCTGGCCCGGGCGGTGAATGATTGCCAGCAACGCCAGCGCGTGCGCGTGGGCGGGATCGGCGGGCCGCAGGTGCTCCACGATCACCTCGACGCGCTCGGCCACGCCGTCCTCCACCAGCCAGGCCAGGGCCTCCTCGGCGTAGGAGCGGGCCAGCGCCAGCACGGCCGCGGTGCCCTTGCTGCGGCTGAGCAGCCACAGCCGGCTCCCGAGACGGTCGCCGACGGCGGCGGGGTAGGCGTCCGCCCACCAGCCGCGGCGGTCGTCGCTGCCGTCCGGGGGCGCCTCGTCCGGCTCCGCGCGGCGGTCGCTGAACAGGCTCAGCAGCACGGCCGTCTCCAGCGCGGCGTCCTCGGCCAGGCCGGGCGGGGCGATGGCGTAGTCCATGCGCCGCGCGGCGGCGTCGTAGGCGGTGCGGATGTCGGGCATGGTTTATAGCACCGGGTCGCCGCCGGCCGTGCCGGTCTTGACGTAGTCGTCGATGGCGGTGGCCAGCTCCGCCACGACCTCCTCGGCCGTGCGCTCGGGGCCGGCGGCGGCGAGGATCGCCAGCAGGTCCGCCTCCAGTTGCGCCTTGTTCAGGGCCATCGCCTACTCCACCTTGTGCTGGGCGCTGAGCAGCGTCGCGGCCAGTCCGGGCACCGTGGGCACGCCCGTGGGATACCCCAGGTTGCCCAGGTGCACGTGGTTGTTCTGCCACGCCAGCAGCGCGTCGCCGAGCGGAATGGGCTCCGCGGCGCCCGCGCCGATCAGGAAGTTCGTGGCCTCGATCACACAGGAGCCGTCCGCCTTGAAGTGCAGGGAGCTGCCCGACTTGTGGTAGACCGCCACTTCGCCCGCGGCCAGGCCGGTCTTGCGGTAGCGCCGGTCGTCCAGGGCGATCACCACGCGGTGCCCGGCCGAGCCGCCCACCGCCAGGGCGATGCCCTCGGCGCCGGCCTCCGGAACGCTGGTGAAGCCGTACTGCTGCACGCGCTCGAGGCCCTGGGTCTCGCCGGCGAGTAGGGTCACCTGCACGCCCTGGCGCGCCAGGGAGTCGTCGATCAGCGCCAGCACGCAGCGCGCGACCATGCCTTGCAGGCGCCGTTGAACGGGCCTGAACAGCCGTTGCAGTGCGCTTTGCGTCACGACGCCCCCCCGCCCATGTTGGCCCACATGGGCACGGTCTCCGGCGGCAGGGCGAGGCGCTCGAAGGCGCCCGGGCGGTACAGCGTCAGCTCGGCCAGCGTGCCCTGCTCGTTCCGGCTGAAGACCACGCCGGCCAGGTGCAGCTCCTCGGCGATGCCCAGCGTGCCGTCCTCGACGTACACGCGCGTGTTGGGCTCCCACAGGCCGGCCGCGTGGTGCCAACCCACGGTCGTGATCGTCACCCGCGCGCTGCGGCCGCGGCGCACGTTGCGCTCCCAGAAGCCCCGCTCGGCGTAGCGGCCGGGCAGCAGCCCCGCCTCGGCGGACACCAGCAGCGGCCGGTAGCGGCCCACCCCGGCATCCTGCACCCGGCTCTCCGGCCCGACCAGGGGCGCCCCACTGAGGCTCGGCCCGGCGTCCTGGCCGCGCACCACGTACAAACCGAAGCGTTCCCGGTGGCTGAGGGCCACGTGGGCGCGCAGAATGTTCGCCCCCCGCAGCAGGGCAGTCGGCGCGCGCTCGGTGCCTTCGCGGGCGATCTGGAGCCCTCCCCGGCCGTCGCTGACGATGAGCACGCCCGCCAGGCGCGCGGCGCGCTCGAGGGCCTCGTAGACGGTCTCGCCCGGCTCCAGGGTGAAGGCCGCCAGCGGCTCCAGGCCGCCCACGCGGTCGGTCACCGCGATGCCGAAGGGCACGCACAGCACGGCGGCCAGCGCGGGCAGCGGGATCTGCTCGAAGTCGTTGGGCGGGGGCAGGGCCGCGCAGTCCACCAGGTCGCCGGCGGCGTCCCGCCCGCGCACGGTCAGCTCCGTGCGCTGGGCATCCAGCTGGGCCTCCACGTCGTCCACGTACCCGGCGATGAGGGGCGTGCCATCCACGCGCACCTCGCAGGCCAGGCCCGGCCGCAGGGCCTGGGGCAGGGCCGCCCCCGGCTCCGGCTCGGTGGCCACGCGCAGCTCGAAGGCGCCGGCGAGCTGCTCGATGGAGCGCTCGATGCGCACCGCGAGCCAGCCCGTGTAAATCTGCCCGCCCAGCACCAGCTCCACGTCAGACCGCATCGCGCAGCACCTCCAGCTCGATGCCCCCCGGCACGAATCCCGGGTGGGCCACGCGGTTGCGGGCCACGATCTCGGCCTCGCGCGCCGGGTCGCCGTAGAGCCGCTGCGCCAGCGCCAGCGCCGGCACGGTGACTGGGGGCGTGAAGCGCACCACGCGGGGCAGCTCGGCGGCCCGGGCGGAGAGGTCCTCGACGACGGCCCCGCGCAGGGCCAGCAGGGCGGCGAGCGCGTCGTCGTCGCTGGGCGAGCCGTCCACCGGGTCGGTGGCGCCGAGCAGGCCGTCCAGCGCGTCCACCAGCTCGCCTTGCACCGCCAGGGCGTCGGCGCTGGAGCCGTAGCCGGAGATCTCCGCCGCCGTCGCGCACGCCTCAATCACCGCCGAGCGCCGCACCAGGGCGTTGACGGCCGCCGTGTTGCGGCCGGCCTGGGCGCGGGTGTCCGTGTCGTAAGGCGGCGTGGGGTCACCGCCGGCGCCAAACAGCCCCTTGTACAGCGCCAGCGCCCGGAACGGCTCGTCGATCAGCGTAGCGATGCGAGTGATGGCCCCGCTCACCGCCAGGGCCAGCTCGGCGGGCGTGCGGATCAGGTCGGCCGCCGTAGAGGTGATGCCCGCCACGGTCTGCTCGACGGTCTCCAGCGCCTGCTCCACGGCGCGCTGGGCCCGCGCCACGGCGCGGCCCGCCGCCTTGAACTTGCCGATGAACGCCTGCAACGCGCTCTGCCTGGCGGCCGCGGCCGCCGTGGCCACGCCCGCCGCGGTGTCGCGGCGCGCGCTCGGAAAGCGCAGCGCGCCGGTTTCCGTGCAGGTGAGCGAGATCGCGGCCAGGCCGCCCTCGCGCGTGCTCTCGCGGACGCGCACGACGCCGACCTGCACCGTGACGTGGCCCAGGTAGGGGTGCACCAGGCCGCCGGGGCCCTCCCGCTCGCAAGCGGCCAGCAGGGCGTCGCGCTGGGCCATGTAATCCGCGCCCAGCACGAAGCACTCCAGCGTGAACTGCCGCGCGCGCCGCCCCAGGTCCTCGCTGGCCGGGGTATCGCGGCCGGGAAATTCGTGGGTCACCGAGCGCCGCCCGAACTCCCCGCTGGCCCCGTCCACGTGGAAGGGCACGCCGCGGAACGAGGCGGGCTGCAGCCCCTTGACCCAGGCCCCGGTGCTCTCGTGCGGGGCTCCCAGCAGCTCGGTCATCGCGCGCTCTCCGGCATCATGGGCCCGGTGTCCACGTCCAGCCCGCGACCTTGCAGGCCAGTGACGCGGGCCCGCGTGCCCGGCTCCGCGCGAATCTCGATGGTGACCTTGCCCTCGGGCGCGGCCTGCCCCAGGGCCTGCCGCAGCGCCTCGACGGTGTACGAGAGCGGCACTCCGCCGGCGCGCGGCTGGCCGCCCCCCGGCCCGGCGAAGCGCTCGAAGCCGCTGGGCCCCAGGTCGACGCCCGCTTCGGCCGCCAGGCGCGCCTGCTCGGACAGCGGCAAGGCCGGCGCGGCCCGGTTCGCGCGCCAGGGCGCCAGCACGTTCTTCTCCCAGGCCGCCGCGAAGCCCTCCTCCATCGCCGTGCGCACGAACTCCGCGCCCGTCTTCATGGCCGGGGTGATGCCCTCCTCGATCCTCTTGCCGACGGCGCTGGCCGCCGCGGTGGTCACCGCGCTGGCCGTCTTGGCGATGCGCGCGGCGTCCGCGGCCGTCTCCCCGCTGGCCTTGACCTGGAAGAACTGCTCCAGGCGGCCCAGCTTGCCGGTGCGCTGGAATTCGCCGGCCGCGGCGGTGAACGCTCGCAGGGCCTCCGCGTCGAACACCTGGCCCAGCAGCGTCATGCGGCCACCTGTGGCGCGCACAAGCTCGGCCATCAGCTCGTTGATGGGCCGCAACGTCGTCTCGTCGTCCTCGAAGACGCGGATGCCGTTGCGCTGCAGGACCTTGACCTTGTCCGCGTTCTGGAGCGTGCGCATCGTCGCCTCGAAGGCGCTCGCGGCCATTTCGGAACTACCGGTGCCCATGCGCATCATCTGCAACGCCGCGCCCATCTCGCGCACTGCCTGGAGGCCCCCGCGGCCCGAGGCGCTGTAGGCCGCGAACACGCGCGGGCCCAGCGCCGCCAGGTTCTGCAGCGTGAACGCACCCTGCTTGCCCTGGGCGTTCAGGATGTCCAGCGCCTCCGCCACGGCCTGCGGGCTGCGGATATCCATCTTCTGCAGCTCGGCGGCGAGCGCCCCAATGGCCTCGCCCTCCGCCCCGGTGGCCTGGATCGCCCGCGCCAGGTTCGCCAGGTTGTCCTCGGCGAAGGCCAGGTCGCCGGTTCTCTCGACGATCTCCTCCACGGCGCTCAGCACCCTCTTCGGGTCCACGTTGATGTCCGGCCGGAGCGCCACACCCTCCGGCCCGGCGATGCGGTCCCACAGGGCCTGCACGTCCCCGCTGCTGCGCTTGGCCTGCACGCCCAGGCGCTCGATGCGCTCCTCGGTGGCCATCGCCGCGCGGGCGGCGCTGCGCAAGGCCAGCCCGCCCCCGATCAGCGCGAAGCTGCGCGCGCCGAAGGCCAGCAAGCCCGAGGAGCTGCCCGCGATCTGGCGATTCATCCGGCTGAACGAGGCCGTCCCCGTGCGCCCGATCCCGCCCACGGCGCGCTGGGCCGCCAGCGCCCGCCGCTGGAGGTTGCCGGCGAGGTCGATCACCAGGGACGTGCGCAACTCAGGCATGGCGGGCCACGGTATGAATGGACAGCGTGCGGTGGTAGCGGAACAGGTCGCTCAGGGACAGCGCGACGATTTCGGCGCGCGCCCAGCCGGTGTGTCCGGCCAGGCGCAGGATGATCGTATCGAGGTGCTGGCGGGCGCTCAGGAACTCCCGGCCGCGCCAGCGGAGCCGGGCTCCCCCGCGCGCGCCCCTCCCAGGGACGCCGCTTCCAGGCCCAGGGCCGCGCCCTGGAGCGCGTTGAGGTCGTAGGCCGAGAGCTTGCGCAGCTCGGCCAGGGTCAGCGGCCCGGCGTGGGCACCGATGCGCAGCACCTGGCGCCGCAGCACGTGCAGCCCGAGCAAGGTCTGGCTGGGCACGATCACCCACTCGCCCTGAGGCGTGGCCACGAGGCGCTCCGCCTCGGCCGTGGCGTCGATCAGGTCGGCGGCAGTGGCCTCGCGCAGCTCGGCCGTGGTGTGTATGGTCGCGCCCACGGTCAGCCCGTCGCGCAGGGTCAGGGTCGCGGTGGCCACCTAGAGCACCTCGTCCGCGGGTGGGCCCTCGAAGATCAGGCGCACGTTGCTGCTGGCGCCGTCGGTCACCTGCGGGGGCTCGGTCAGGTGCGCGTTGGCGATGGAATACGTCTGCCCCGTGTCCGCCTCGAAGCTGAGCGTGACGGCGGTCGCCTGGCGGAACGTCTCCAGGGACACCTCGGCGGTGAGCAGCACCTGGCACTCCAGGCGCGATTCCTGCGGCTCCTCTGAGTAGCCCACCACGCGCCCGCTGGACTTGCGGGTGGTGCGCATCACGCCGCCCAGGTTGAGCTGCGCGCCGCCTTCCGTCTCGACGATCTGGCCGTCCATCTTGATGAAGGCCCGGCCCAGTACCTTTGCCATCGTGGCCTCCTAGAGCCGGAACTGGATTTGCGTCGCCTGCACGCGGAGCTGGTTGATCAGGTCCGGCGGGAGCTGCGCGTTGACGCGGTTGGGGTCGCCGGCGTCGCGCTCCACCAGCAGGTCGTCCTTGAACTGCTCGAAGCCCTCCACCAGGCCCGCGAACTCCCAGTCGCGGAACAGCGCCAGGTACTCCAGGCGCAGGCTGCTGGGCGTGGCCACCGCCTGGCCGGGGGAGAACTGCGTGCCGTCGTCGGCCAGCTTGTGGCGGGGGAACTTGAGCGCGAAGCGCTGGCGCGTGCTGAAGCGCAGGTAGGCCAGCGTGCGCAGGGTCGTCACGTCCAGGTAGCTCGGATCGGGGATGCCCTGGGTGTTGAGCTGGTAGGTCGTGATCAGGCGCTCCACGTGCACCGTGCCGCCCGGGGCCACGAAGGCCGTGGCGATCCCGCTGCCCAGCAGCAGCTCGCGCTCGACGGCGGTGAAGGCGTCCGCCTCGGCCGCGGGCAGGAGCCCGGGCAACAGCAGCGTCTGGCGCGGGCGGGCGGGGTCGGGCTCGGCCGCGTCGATGCCGGCGACGGCCGCCGCCCACACCCAGGGCGCCTCGGGCGCGGCGCCCTCGCCCATCACGGTCAGGAACGGGCTGTTGCGCGCGGCGCCGAAGGTAATCAGCGCGCCATGCGTGCCGCGCACGGCCGCGAAGGCGTGCCCTTCCTTCATGACCAGCGGCCCCCAGCGCGCGGTCAGCTCCAGCTCCAGCGCGTCCAGGTTGGCGTCGTCCGTCCAGGGCATGACGAGTGTATGGTACTGCGTGTCGCCGATGGCCGCGATGGCGTCCGCCACGTCGGGGTTGGTGGCGCCGGCCGCCAGCGGCGTGATGGCGATGGCGATCCCGGCCGGCAGGGCCTCGCCCTGGCGGTAGTTCAGGCGCAAGTCGATGGCGTTGCCCCCCTCGCCCTTGTGCCGCGCGGTCAAGTCCGCCTTGAAGTCGTCCACGCCATTGACCGCGGCCGTTACCGGCAGTGTCGTGTCCGCGTTGATGGCGGCCACGATGGCCGCCGCCACGACCGTGGCCGTATCCGCGTCGGCCACGGCCGCGCGCACGCGCGTGCCGGCCACGTACAGGCTCACCGTGCCCGCGGCAGTGGCGGGGCCGGTCACCGCGAGCTGGCCGGCGGCCGTCACTCCGGCCACGTCGTCGTCGAGCGCGAGGCCCCAGCTCTCGGTGCGCGGGTTGGCTGCCTTGAGCGCCCGGAACATGGCCGCGATCATGGAGCCGCGGCCCCAGGCCACCTCTGCTTGCGCGGCGCTGGTGATCAGCGTGGGCACCTCGGCGGCGACCGGCGTGCCGGCAAGGCGCTGGCCGATCACGAGAATCTTGTGCGGCTGGCCGGGCAGGCCGGAAAGCGCGCGGGAGTTGTCGAACTCGATGTAGACCCCGGGCACCCGCAGGTCCACGGGAATCTCGTTGAAGCTGATCGTCATTTGTCACCGTCCTTGCCGCCGGCCTTGGGGTTCGGCACCGCTTTCAGGTGTGGGCCCTTGCCGCGCCCGAAGGTGGCTTCCACCACGTCCCCGTCGCGCAGGCGGCGCACCCAGTACGAGCTGCGCGGCACGGTCTTGCCTGCCGCCGGCAGCGCCTCGCGCGTGACGGGGTCCAGCACCGTGCGCCCTGCTACCGGCGTGACGTAGATCGTGCGCTCCATTGGGCTCCCTCAGCTCTGCGGCAGAGTAATGGTGTCCTGCGGATCGGTCGTGTCACCGTCGCCCACCGGCCAGGTCTGCTGGATCGTCTCCAGCAGGTCCAGCGTCTCGGCGTCCAGCCCGCCCAGGTGTACTCGTTGCTCCCAGCTCACCGCCCACAGGTCGATGCCCGTCTGCGCCAGGCGCGTGCCGAACAGGTTGTCGGCGCGCATGGCCTGCGGGCGCTCGGTCGTGTCCAGGCCCCACAGGTTGCCGCGCACCGCCTGCAGCACGCCGTCCACCAGTACCAGTGCTGCCACGTCGCGCGGCAGGGCGGGCGCGTCCCTGGTAAGCACGAACACGCCGGCGCGCACCGTGGCCCGCATCGCGCCGCTGGCCAGCTCCTGCGCCGGGCTCACGCCCAGCAGCGCCACGCGCGCCGCCGGCGCAGCCGCGCCAAAGCGCTTCAGCTCGTCCAGGTCGAAGCGCCCGCCGTGGGGCTCCACCGAGCGGAATGCCGGCACGGCGGCCTCGATCCCGGCCACCACGGCCGCGCGGTAGGTGCTGAGGCTCATCTATCCCCCTCAGGGGGACCCGCAAGGGGTGAGATCACGTCAGCACCTGGTCGAGGTAGTCGTCCACCACAGCCAGCAGGTCGGCCTCGTTCTCGGAGCTGAGGCCCAGGTAGGGCCGTTCCGGGATGGGCAGGCCCACCTCGGCCCCGCCGAACTGGTGGATGGCCGCATAGACCAGGTTGGAGCCCACCTCCACCTGGTCGCCGCTCACCTGGTACTGGATCGAGTCCAGCAGGTCGCCCTCGCCCTGCAGCAGGCTGTGCCCGGCGTGGCGGGTCTGCGCGTAGCGCGGCGACAAGTCCGGCCAGGGCGTGCCGTCGGGTGCTACCTTCTCGTCGGCGATGCGCCGGCGGGTCTGGTTCTCGACCTCGAAGCCGATGGCGTGCAAGAGGGAATCGCCGGATGCGCGTTTGCGCGCCAGGCGCTCGATGCGCCGCGCCAGGCGCTCGATGCCGCGGGTGTCGACTTGCAGGTGCGTGCCGGCCACGGCTACACCCCCTTGAGCGAGTCGCGGGTGAACCTGCGCGGGCCGCTGCTGATCTGCACCCCGCCGCCGCCCTGCGAGGGCGGCGAGGGATCGACGCCCAGGCTCACGATTCCGCGCGCGACCCGGTCCAGCCAGGAGACCGCCTTCTCGTAGCGGTCCTTGACCTCCTCGGTCATGGCGCCCGGGCGCTGGCTGAGACGGTACAGGGCGATGTCCACGCAGACGGGCGGCAGCACGGCCGGCACGGTCGCCAGCGGCAGTGTGTACTTGGCGCCGAGGTACGAGTTGATGAACTCCGTTGCGAACAGGAGCGCCTCGTCCACCACGCCCGGGTCGGCCTGGCCGTCGCCGTCGCGGTCGGCCGCGAGCGTGACGGCGTCGGAGCCGTAGGCGTCGATCATATCCTGCTGGGTGGCGTACATGCCTGGCGCCTAAGAGTTAAGCGGGCCCGCCGCACCCGCGATGCCCGCCCATGCTGGCCGTATGCCTGCCGGGTGGGTGAGCGCCCCGGCCGGCGGCCGTTGCATCCAGTGCGCCGCCCTACTTGGGCGGGGACAGCTCCGCGACCAGCGCGTCGCGCTCCTGTGCGGAGCAGGCGATGCCCAGCGCCTCGCGGGACACCGCCTCGGTGCGCGGCTTGCCATCCTTGAGCAGGTCGGCCTCGGCCTTGCCTTCCACGACGCGCGTGACGCCGTAGCGCAGGGCGATGGCGCGGAACGCCTCGTTGGCCAGCAGCTCGTCGATGGCGTTCTGGCGCGCGGTCATGGCCGCGTCCGCCGCGTCCAGCGCCTCCTTGCGGGCGGCCAGGCTGCGCTCCAGGTCGGCCAGGCGCTCGCGCTCGGCGGCCAGGTCGTCCGCCAGCGCCCCGCTGAGCGCCTTGCCCGCCCGCTCGGAGTCCGTCTGGGCCGGCTCGCCGTCCAGCAGCTCCACCGTCAGGTGCGGCTCGCCGCGCAGGCGCTTCAGCTCATCCTTCGTAAAGCGGCCGTCGGGGTGGTCCGTGGGCCGGGACGGATGGAACACGCCGCAGCGGTAGAAGCCCCGGCGTTGCTTGGCGGTGATGCGGATCATGCGTCCCTCGTCAGTGAAAGAGACGCCCGGCGGCTTGGACCCGCCGGGCGTTCAGCCTAGGGCTACCCACCCCTGGGGTTCAGCCGGCTACGCCAGCCACGGCACCACGAGCAGCTCCGCCGTGCCCCGCCAGACGTTGGTCGCGCCGGCCGCATCGCGCTCGGCGTTGAGGATTTCCAGCCCGGCGGCCTCCAGCGCGGGCGGCACGATCAGCAGGCGCGGCATGATGCCCAGCGGGCGTCCCTCGTCGCTCTTCACGCTCATCATGGCCGCGCGCGCCGCGGCGTAAGCCGCCGCGTCGAGCGTCTGCTTGGAGGCGTACGCCTGCTGCCAGAAGCCGAAGCCGACGTTCACCCGCGCGTCCACGCCGTAGCGGTAGGAGTCGCGCATGAACACCGCCTCGTCGCCCCGGTCGGTCATCGCCTTCAGGTCATATTCCCGGCGCACCTGGTAGATCAGCGGCTTGAGCGGCTTGCCGGTGTCCAGCAGGTACCACGCCGTGCCCCCGCCACCGCCCGTGTTGCTCACCACGCCGGCTCCCACCGGATGGTCGGTGTCGAAGAACGCCTGGCCGTCGTAGCCCAGCTCGACGAAGCCGGCGGCGAGCAGCTCGAAGATCAGCTTGTCCGGGTGCTGCGAGGCGGCGAAGCCCATGCCGTTGACGACCGGAGAGTACACGCCGTAGGTGTCGTCCTCGATGTCGTCGCGCGGAATCTCCACCGTGCTCTCGAACTTGCGGTTGGCGATCCGGTAGTCGTGTGCCGCCAGGCCCTTCAAGTGCCGGTCTCCGATCCACTCCCGCAGTTCCGGCCATTGGCCCAGCCAGGCGTAGTGGTTCTCCCGGGTGCTGGACGGCACCCGCGTCGCCAGGCGCGCCTGCAGCGACTCCTTCTGGAAGGCCGCGAAGCCCTCCTTGAACTGCGTCTTGAACGCCGTGAACAGGTCCGCGAGGTTGGCCTGGTTGACGATCAGCCCGCCCAGCACCAGCTCCGGCAGGTGCAGCGGCGCGTTCAGCAGCGGCCCCGTGGGAGGCACCGGATAGCCCGGCGACAGGCCGGCCCAGGCGACGACGGCGGCGATGGCAAGGCAGGTGGCCAGCAGGCCGATTGCGAGCTTCAGGAACGTCTTCATTGCCGGGGCTCCGGGTGGAGTCTGGGTTGGGCCGGCCCGCCTGCGCCGGCCTAGGCTTACGTCTCGATGTAGACCGTCACTTCGGCGTTGGCATCCGCGTCGGTGTTGCCGCCGCCCACGGTGACCGAGATCACGTCGCCGATGGCCACCACGTTGGCGGC